GACAGAATCATGGCGATCACGCACACCATAACGCCGGCGAAGCGGATAGCGGTGTTGCGAACGAGACGCATGAGAGTTCCTTTCGTAGAGCTGATGTTCTCACTATGCGCCGTGCAGAATATGTCACTCGAGAAGAGTCTCCATCGGGACGTACTTCTCGATCGTCCGGACCGCCTCGGCGGCCTTGGCGAGGGCGAACGTGTCGTCGACTCTGTCCGTGCCGTACGACTGCGCGTCCTCCTCCAGCATCCACCTGTACCCCTTGCTCGAGGGGGCGCTGTAGTACTTGCCGTCCCGGAGCACCTCGAGGATGCCGCCGGGGGCGCAGTCCTTCACCGGGACGAAGGACCCGATGCGCCCCACGAAGGCGCGTTGCGGATTCTCCTCCGTCCCGTAGTTCAGGTACAGGGCACCCTTATGCGCCTGCCGGGTCTCGGTGTAGTCCGCCATGGTGTAGTGCGGGTCCACGTCCGATCCGAACAGGGACTTGAAGACGAACGGGTGCTGGAACTGCGCTCCCGTCGCGTGCCAGCCCTCCTCGTCCTTCGCGACGTACACGGCATCGTTCACGAGGACCATCTTGTCGTAAGTGGCCTCGTGCTCGAACGTGTATCCGAACCCCTTGGCGTACGCCGAAATATCGCTGATCAGCTCCGGCGTGGCGTTAGGGATCTTGATCGAGTCCGTCTTGATGTGGGCGACCGTGAACCCGCGCTCCTGCACGAAGTGCTTCAGGTTCACCATGAACAGAGCACCGCGCTTGGCGACGATGTTGTCCGGGTTGTTCATCGGGTCCGTACCGTTCGCTCTGTTGGGGAAACGTGCCGCCGTGAGGCCGTACACGCTGTTGATGGCGATCTTCAGCGCGAAGGCCAGAGCCTTGTCGTTCTCGCCGATGAACGGCACGAGAGCCCCGTCCAGGAGCCTCTTGGCCGTCTCGACGTCGTGGTGCTTGACCGCCATGCGCCCCGCGACCAGATCCTTGAACCGGGCCGTGTACTTGGGGCCGAAGCACTCCATGGCGATCAGCGAGTGCGGGTGCATCGAGGCGATGTCGAGCAGGGCCACGTTCTCGTAATATCCCGGCTCGGCGTAGACGTATCCGCCCTCGCCGACGATCTCGTCCTTGTACGTGCTCTTCCCGTTCTCGTACGTGTATCCGGGGAAGAGACTGCTCAGATCCGTGTGGACGAACGCCGGCTTGCGGTCGTCCCCGAATATGATCTGACAGGTGAGCTGGTTCGTCGATGTGTTGACGTTCAGCCCCGCGAGCTTCGCCAGGACCTGCCGCGCCTCCCAGTCCGACGAGTTCTCGTGGAACACGCGTCTGGTGGCGCGGACGTCGTTCTGGCAGTACTCGATGATGCGCGGAATGTCGTCCCTCGAGACCTCCTGGTCCCACGGGATGTCCATCTCCACGTGCGGAAGACCGAGGTCGATCTCCCACTTCTTCAAGGACTGCTTCTTGGCGCAGAAGTCGTACACGTCGGTGTATGACGCGTCGTAGGCGTCCCTGAAGAACGCACTGCGGTCGCCGTTGACGATCCGCTGCGACAGGTTGTACAGGCGCTCGTTGTCGTACCCCATCCAGCGGGCGTACAGAATATGGTTGTCGTAGCGCTTGTTGTTGAACCCGACGAGCCGCATGTCGAACAGGGGCTCGATCTCCTCGGGCTTCGGATCGACCATGGCGGCGACTTCCGCGTCGTCATCGTCTCTCATCCAGCACACGAGGAACAGGTTCCGGTAGACCTCCACGTCGTAGAAGACGAGTGATCCCTCCCCGTTCTCTTTGCCGACCGGGGGCTCCGCCTCTTGGGAGGACTTGAGCCGGAGCTGAGTGTACGTCTTGAAGCACGCGTCCTTCTGGTGCGTGCTGCCCATGGCGAAGGCGAGGATCGCCCCGCGCATGTTCTCGACGTCGTACTCCATCCCCGACTCGTAGGCGTCGTCGAGGATCTTCTTGATGAAGTCCATGCTCGGCTTGGTGCCGGGATGGATCTCCTTCCGAAGGTTCCTCTCGATCAGCTCCCTCAGGGCCTTCTCACTGCCCATCTGCTTCTTACTGAGAATATCGCATTCCTTTCGCTTGCGGGGGAGCCCCTCCGAGATGGTGGCGACTGACAGTCCGTTGGACAGCGTGCTCATCCGTCTGAGAGAGGCCCTCCCCCTGAAGACCTTGACCTCGATCCCCGGCGAGATCTCGTTCGCCAGCTCCGAGACGTCACCCGCGTACCGGTAGTGCAGGTGGATCCCGGCCCTGGACTTGCTGACCTCGGCGTAGGTCTCGGGGAGGCCCAGCTCCCGCGCCGCATCGCGGTTCGCCTCGAAGGACTTCTCGCCGTCGTCCCCGCGGATGTCGAGGTCGATGACGATCATGTCCTCCGGAGGTCGGACGTAGTGCAGGCGGCTCGTGTCGAGGTCGTTCAGAACCGTTGAGACGTCGTCCCAGGCCCGGAGGGGCGCCCCCGTGTCGGATGCGTACTGAGCCGGCCTGTCGCCCAGAATATCATCCAGCACGGGGGTCCCCTCGGACATCTCGAGCCAGTCGGACGAGACCAGTCGGCGGCGGACGTCTCCGCCATCCAGCCGGTCCAGCCTCAGACCCTCGAACCAGTTCCGCTTGCGCCCGTCATCCGTTCGGACGCGGTCGTGATAGGCCTCGAAGTAGTTGGCCAGCTCGTCCCGGAAACGATATCTGGTCATCTTCAGATCGAGTCCCGACTCGGCCAGATACGCCTTGTACATGGCGTAGGCCTGTTGCAGGGTCACCCCCTGGACGAGGGTCTCCTGGCTGTCGACGACGAAGTTGTAGAAGAGGTCGGTCCTCCTCATCATCTGCGTCGGTCGGTACGCGTCGAAGTAGTGGAAGCCCCGCTCACGGTACTGCTCGAGGCAGTAGTGGGCGATGGCCCCCAGCTCGTTCGGAATATCCCGCATGATGCGGTTGTACGAGGCAGGATCGAGCCTCCGTCCGGACGGAGTGACGTCGATCAGCCTGCGGATGATGCCCGACTTGGCGTCCGTGATCTTGACGGGGCGGTTGGTACCCATCCAGAGCATGGCGTTCAGGGCTGTCGTGTAGGTGGCCTTGAACTTCTCGTTCATCGTCATGTCCTCGTGGGACACGATGGAATTGATTCGGGCGTTGTCCTCGATGCGGGACAGGTCCCCGTCGTGCTGGATCGCGACGAGGGGGTTGTCCTTGAACACCTCCATGGCGAATGTCGCGGACGGGGACGCCAGGGCCCTGGCGTCGAACGAGGCGGTGTACCCCTCGAACAGCTGCGAGATCACGTTGAGGATCGTGCTCTTGCCGCTACCGGCCTCGCCGTAGAGCACCACGAACTTCTGGATGTAGCGCGAGTCTCCGGCGACGATGGATCCGATCGCCCACTCGATCTTCTCGCGCTCACCCGGGTCGTACAGCGTCGAGATGAGCTCCTCGTACGCCGAAATATCCCCCGCCTCGAGGGCGTACGGCAGCCGACGGCTCGCGTACTGCTCCTTGCGCGCAGGAGTGTTGGCGAACGTCAGCTGCGTGTCGAGGTCGTGGGAGTTGTCGCTCAGGCTGCGGATGTAGGTCTGGCACTGCGTCCACATGCCGGACGAGAAGTCGCGGAGGTACTTCACGCGGAAGTCCCCCTCGCCCCTCGTCCGGCGGTACTCGTCCAGGGCCCTGTCGACCAGGCGCTGGACGTCGTACTCATCTGTGGACCACAGACCGCGCTCCTCGTCCCACACCGCGTAGAAGTCCCTGCCCCTGACCATCAGGTCGTACGAGCGCAGGACCTTCCAGTCGGGACGGATCTCGATCGCTCCGCCCTTCGCCGCCCGTTCGGCGAAGGTGAAGAAATCGAGTCTCGTCATTCGTCGTCGAACCCGTAGGTGTCGCCCGGGTCGAAGTAGATCTTGATTCGGATCTCGTCCGGCTCGGTCTCGCGGGTGGAACCGCGCGGGTAGACGTTGACGCGGGCCGTCGTCGGGTAGTCGAGGCCCATCGCCTCCATGTACAGGAGGTCAGCAAGGTCCCGCATGGTTCCGTTGGCGATCATGTTGTCGTTGTACAGGGCGCCGTTCGCGCTGTTGTACTGGAGTTTGTGATCGTCCTCATCGTAGTCGTCGAAGTCGACCCACTCGTATGAGGGCGTCTCCTCCTTCGACGGGATCTTCGTCAGGGCCTCCTGGGCCTGGACGATCTCTCCGTACTTCTTGGCGAGATCGGCGTACTTGTCGACCATCTCGTCGTGCTCCTTCTTGATGGCGCTGCGCTCGAGACGGAGCTTGAGAATATCCTCACTCTGCTCGTCGAAGCGCTTGTCCTCGAAACTCCTCGTGCTCGCCTTCCACGCCTCCGCCAGCGCGATCATACCGATGGCCTTGATCAGCGCGGGGGCGAGGGACTTCGCGAAGGCGATCGTCTGCTGTGACAGTCCGAACATCATGCCAGCAGGTTGTGCGGGGCCTCGAGGTCCAGGTGCCAGACGGTCTTGATCTTGTCCTGCTCCTTCTCGGTGTCCCCGTCGGCGAAGCCGGTCTCGTCCTCGAGGGCGGAGAACAGGATGACGGCGTCCGGGTCGGCCTTACGACTCCAACCCATGACTCCGCCCAGACGGGTCACAGGCATGCCCAGAGCCTTGTAGACATCGTTGAGGAACAGGTGGCCCTGCCACCGCAGCTTGTCATTCATGTGGCGCTCAGTGGCGTCCAGGAAGTTGCGGGACACGATGGGGCTGGGGTCCCAGTTCTTGTTCTCGGGGCCGAAGACCCGGTTCCTGAAGTCCTCGGAGGGCAGGAGGTGCCCCGCCTGCTGGGTGCGGACGACCTCGGTCTTGCCGTCGACGGTCTCGGTGCGGGGCTCCGGGACCTCGTCGTTCAGCTCGTCCAGGAAGTCCTTCTTGTCCGCCTCGGCGAGGGCCAGGGCGGCCCCCAGACCGGCGAGGCGGTTCAGCTGCATGGTGTGACCGGCCGCGATGCACGCGACGCCGGCGACCATCAGGCCGAGGGCGGGGGCGTACCGCTTGGCGGTCCTGACGAGGAAGGTCTTCTGGGCGGCGGTCAGGTCCGCCTTCTTGGTCTCCTCGTCGCGCTCCTCATCCGCCTCGATGGCGGCGGCCTCGGCGATGTACGGGACCAGGTCCTCGTCCATGTAAGTGAACGACTTCTTGACGGCGACGCCGGTGGCGGCCACGAGCATGGCGGTACCGCCGGACACGAGGATAGTGGGGGCGTGCTTGATCAGAGCGAGCTTGACGGCGCCGAAGACGCCGCCGAGAGCGGGCATGGGCAGCATGATGGTTCCTTTCTCGGAAATATGACTATCGTGATGACTTGAACGACGGCGCGGGGAGGCTGAAGCCGTATCCCCCTCGCCGCATCTGGACTCGTCCCTGTGCGACCTCGTTGGCATTCCAGGTCCAGGACTCGTCCACGTGAGTGGTGCTCATGCCGGCGAGGCTGAACAGGTCGCCCACGGAGGCGGACCCGTACCTCTCGGCCATGTCGAGCAGGGCCTGGAGGACGTCCTCCGCCTCCTGCCTCGACGACACCACCAGATCGGAATATGACGGCGGACGGTTGGTCCACTGGTCGTCGCGGGGCGTCGGAGCTCCCGCGCTGTAGTTCGTGCGGGACGTCCAGCCCGCGGGCCTGCTCGGAGCGGAGTAGAATCCGTACCCCGTGCGGGGGCGATAGGGCTTCGGAGCGGAGTCCCCGTACAGGGCCCGCTCGATGCCGCCCACAACCACGGACTGGATCATCTCCCGGATGTTCGGGAGGATCAGCTCGTGCAGGACGTAGTTGCCGACCCCGCTGACGGACTCGGCGAAGATGGATCGGGCGACGGTCGCGCCGATCGACTTGGAGACCCTGCCCTTCGCGACGGGCTTGACCTCCGGCTTGCTCTGCCCGGCTCCTGCGAGTGCCTTCTTGATCTCGCCCTCCGGGTCGGGACGGATCGGCGCGACGTCGCTCATCTCAGGCGTCCTTCTTCGCCTTCTCGAGCTCCTTCTCGACGTCGATCCCCTTGGGCGTGATGCCCTTGAAGAACCGGATCGCCTCGTCCTCGGACGAGGTCAGCTGGTCCATCAGCGAGTCCATGAACGGCGAGCCGAGGAAGTCCTCGACCAGTCGGGGGTTCTTGCGGAGCCCGGTGCGAGCCGCGTTGGGAACACCGTAGGCGGCCTTGATGAGATCCCGCAAGGTCATGTACAACTCGATCTGAGTCATACCGCTCTTCGCGGCCACGAGGCGGGCGATGGGGTTGCCGGACGGATCGGCCGCGAGCATGGCGACCATCTCGTCGCGGGTGAGGTTGAAGTAGCAGTCCTGTTCGATGGTCTGGCCCTCGTCGAACATCGACTGGACGGTGAAGTGGTACTTGATCATGTCAAGCGTTCCTTTCTTGAGAATATCACTTGGTGACGTCGACGTAGGGGCTCAGGGCCCGGACAGTCGCGTCGTGGATGTAGGGAGCCGCGACGAAGTTGACGGCGAACGTCCCGATCGCCGTGCAGACGACGCCGACGGGCGTCCGGGGTCGGATGGCGCCTCCGAGCGCCGCCCCGATCGTGCAGCTGACAACGGCCTCGACTCCGAGGCACAAGATCTTGCCCATGATGTGTTCCTTTCTCGTAGATATGGGCTGAAACCCCCGCCCCTTGTGGACGGGGGCGAGGTCACTCCTCCTCGTCGTCGAGGATGTCCTCAGCGTCGGACTCGATGATGTCATCGGTCTCGTCGTCGGAGTTCTTGCTTCCGAGCGCCCCGAGCGCCCCGAGCGCGATCAGAGTGCCGGTGGCGGCGACGGCGTACGTCGCCCCCTTCACGGCCTCCGCCGCGCACGCGGCGCGCAGAGGGTGCTTCTCAGCGTACTCCTGGCGGCGGGCCTTGATGCGGGCCCGAAGCGAGGGTTTCGAGTTAGAGGGAGCGTTCTCGCCCTCGTTGGAGGGGGCGGGGGTGAGGTCCTGAGTGCTCATGGGTGTTTCCTTTCGGTTAGATGAGCGGATGGTTCTCACTATGCGACGTGTGAAATATGCGACTCAGCCGATCTTGTGCCAATCCGGCTTCGGCGGGTTGACGAAGCCCAGAACGGCGCAGGGCTTGCCCTCGTTATCGAACCCGGCGGTGACGTCGATCTCGATGAGCGGGCCGAGGATCCCCCAGCCGAGCAGCTCGCCGGCGTCGGTGGGGTCGAGCGCCAACTTGCCGAGGAACTCGTTCAGGGAGATCGAGTCCCCATGCGTGATCTCGTGATTGCACTCGTTCACGGCGTTCTCGACGAAGGACCGCGACGCCCTGAAATATCTCCCGGTGAACGACTCGTACCACAGGATCTCGCGCTCGGAGTGGTACGGCGGAACCGGGTGCTCCCTAGCGGCCCTCTCGGTACGGCGCTCCTGGATCTTCTCCTCGACCTCCTTACGGGTCTCGTCGGGCAGGGACTCGACCGCCTTGCGAATATCCCCCAGCTCGGTCTTGGCGGCGCCGAGAGCGATGGACGCCGCGGCGAGACGGTTCGCGCTGATGCGATTCGCCGCGATGACGCATCCGATGGTGAACGCCCCGCACGCGACGGGACGGATGTAGCACTTCCACCTGGCCTTGACGAGGTTGACGAGGTCCTCACGGCGGGTGTCGCCGCGCTGGTAGCGGATCTCCTGGGCCTTGACGTGGGCCCGCGCCGCCTCGACGGCTGTGGCTCCGACCCCGGCCACGGCGAGGCCCGTGAGGATCCCGACGGAGTGCTTGGCGACGAAACCTGCGATCGGTGCGAATCCGATCATGTTGGTGTTCCTTTCTGAAAGACGATGAGACGCGTGGATACACGTTCTCACTATGAGCCCTGTGAAAATATCACGCCGTGTGAACCCCGACCCCTGCGATCCTTGAGGGGACCGAGGGGTCGGGGCGAGTGAGGTCACGGAATGAAGCGGCAGGCCATCGGCAGGGCCTTGGACGCGATCACGGCGATGCGCTCCGCGAACACGATCAGGCCGACCGAGCCGATCTGCGCGGCAGCGCTCACGACCGTCGGAGCGATCGGCGGCTTCTCGGCGACCTTGCGCGAGGAGGCGTGGTCGAGGGTCTTGACCTCCTGGTCGGAGGTCTTGACCCAGCGTTCCACCTCCTCGTTCTGGAGGGTGCTGGAGAGCCGCTCGAGGTCCATAACGGCCTTGAGAGCGGGGGCGTAGTCGGGGTCGGACGGCGTCAGGTTCGAGAGGTGCTCGCGCGCGTAGGCGGCGAGGTCCTCCACCGATGGTGCGGCGTAGTTCGACATGAGTGTTCCTTTCTACTCACTACGTGACCTGTGAATATCCCTCAGCCCTGCTTGACGACCTTGAGGGTGACCATGCCCTTGAGGTCCTCGGGCTTGTCGCCCAGAACGGCGTACACAGTGCTCCCGTCGTCGTTCTCCTTGACGTGGAGCTCGCCATCGCCGGTCGCCGCGTGGGTGGCGCTGGAGATGTGAAGGACCGTGCCCGCGAAGGTCGTCAGGGCCGTGATGGTGCCCACGACGGCCTCGACGTGCGGGAAGCCCCAGATCGCCGCGAGGGCGACGTACAGGGTCGCCACGGCGGGCGCGAGGATCTGGACGACCCATTTGAGTCGGTCATACGTCTTGTTGTCGAGCGACATGCTTCTCCTTCTGTGAGCGGATCGGAAGACGATCCACCTCACGGACAATTCTCTCCGCGATCCCGTTTCCGCCGAGAGCGGTGTATGGTTTGACCAGGTACGTGACCCAGTCCTCGTATTCGTCCCAGCTGATCCAGCCTCGACGAATATAACCCTGGCCGGTGTGTATGATACGGTCATGGGCCAACCCCCGTATCATCTGATCCACGGCCTGTCGATCGTCGTTCCGATGGGCAAGGTACGTCCAGAACCCGGACGACGCCGCAACCGACCCGAACACGGTCAGGATCAGCTCCAGCGTGTGCAAGGCTCAGCCTCCAACTGCGAAGATCGGCCACAGGAACCTGGCAATCGTGGGGTTGGACTGATCGAACGACCCGTCCCTCTGCATGAACGCCGCCGATCGCGGACCGTAGGATGCGTTGACCCAGTAGCCGACATCGGCGGATGTGTTGGCGAACCCGCTGTTGAACAGGACGATCGGCAAGAGCCTCGAGCCGGAGGACCGGGCCATGGTCACGCCACCGCGAACGCCCACGGATATCCCGGACGTCGACACCATACCCGGATCGGGGACCGAGATGTCGATGTCGAAGGACGAGTAGTCCTTGGGGTCGCTGTGCTCGTCGTACTCCGAGACGAATGTGACCGGGTGCTTGATGATCCGGTTGCCGAACACGGACTCGAACTGCGGCCTGTAGCTGGGCAGGGTCGTCTGGTACATGTCGGTGTAGTACGGCCCGCGCGGCATGATTCCCGAGCTGTGCATCGGCGTTCCGCTGACGCTGTACTTCGGGACGACGGCGATATGATGCTTCGTGACGTTCCGAAGGCCCAGCCAGTAGTCGAACCCGGCGATGACGTAATCGCGGCCGTCGCCCGTCCAGTAGTCGCCGAGCCAGAGGTCCTTGAACGTCCCGGCCTCGATCTCGGCGGCCTGAGCGGCCGTCATGATCGTCCCGAGGTTCTTGCCCCTGTACAGGGTGTTGTGCGCGCTCGGGATGCCGTCGAATATCTCATAGGCGAAGCCCGAGACGGCGGACGTGGCCGTCGTGCCGTTCGGGTTGATCAGCGGAATGCGCGTGTTGTCCGAGATCCCGCCGGGCTGCATGGCTCCGGTGTCCCACCGCTCCTTGAACTTGGCGACCTCCTGCTTGACGGCGGCCAGTTCGACGTTCGCGTTCGGAGGGGTCAGTGCGACGGTCTTCAGCGCCGAGAACCACGCCTGGAACTCGGAGCTGAACTGGTCCGTGAGCATCTTCGTGCTGACCGAGCCGTTGATGTTGGCGACCCACGGACAGGCGTCCGTCCCCCGACGGTCGTAGATGTGCGCCGTGGTGATGTTCGTGAGCCGCGGCTCGATCTTGATCGCGGCGATCGGGTACCGGTGAAGGGTCGGAGAACCTCCGATGGGGGGCTCGGTCGGCGTGCTCCCCGGGGGGCCCTGCATGATCCGCAGAGACACCGATCGGACCGTCTCGGCGTCGTTCACCTCGATGACGATCACGTCAAGACGCGACCACACCGTGTGCGCGTTGTTGAGACGGAGCTTCACGGGCTCATCGCACTCGAACCAGCGGTGGTTGAACCAGCAGCGGCCCGGACGGATCCAAATATCCATTCCGCCCGCGGGCTGGACCGCGAACGACTCGAGGTAGTTCAGGTAGATGCCGTCGCGGATGAGGCCGTCGAACATGCGCGAGACGTCGGTCGCGTTGTAGCGCCGATCGTGATTGACCGAGTCGAAGAACCCGAATCTCTGAGTCATATCATCTCCTCACATCGTGATTCCGGGAGTCTCGGTGACGCCTGTGTCGTCGATCGTCCATGTGTACTCCGTGACGAGTGCCTCGAACGAGGTGCTGGCGTCGAACCACGCCGTGTCCAGGATTCCGGCACCGGCGTAGGGGGTCCACTGGAACATGGTTCCGAGACGGTAGTCCTTGCCGTACTTGAGGGCCTTGGATATGGTGGCCGGGGTTGTCGCCACGGTTCGGACTGAGGACTGCTCCTTGACCAGTTTCTTCGCCATGCCGGTGTCGTTAGGCGTACCGATCTCCCCCCAGACATCGTCGGCGTACTGAAGCATGGTCATGGCCTCTTTATAGCCCTTGCCGTCCAGCTGGTACTCGATCTTCTTCTCGACCCTGTTCCAGTCGGCCACGTACCCCGGCTCGTAGTACGTCGGCGAGTCGTATATCATCTTGCCGATCTCCCGGTAGCCGTCGTAGACGCCCTGGGCGTTCTTCGTCTCCTCGACCTTCGGTACGACCACCAGAGCGGCGTTAGCATACTTGCTCGAGTCGATTCCGAACTCCAGGGCCTCGATGTAGTCCGTCCAATCGGGGAGCGGGTCGGGCGCGTCGACGGCGGTGATGTACATGTTCCACCATCGCTTCTCCTCGCCCTCCACCTTGATCTGGAAGCCGTGGCGCTTGCGGAACGGAAGGGTGCGCATGCACGACGCCTTGGTGACGTCGAGAACCGTGTCACCGACGTTGAAGTCGAGCCTCATGAGCCCGATCCAGTCATCGGAGACGCGCGGATCCTTGTAGTACTGCATGGACGGAACGCGGTAGCGCGTGGCATAGTAGTACCGCCACATGTCGAGAAGCGTGTAGTTCGTCACGCCCGCGACAGGAGGCGAGTAGTACGGCCATCCCATGGGCCCCTCGTGAACGCGCCTGAACGACAGGAAGTTCTCGAGGGACTTGTAGTAGAGGATGATCCTGGGATCGTCCCTCTTCGTCACCACCCGCGAGGAGTACAGGTTCATGACCCGTTCGCTCTCGGAGAAGTGGAGGTAATGCCCGTTCGGATAACGCCTCGCGTCCAGGGCGAGCGCGTAGTACTTCATCGGCAGCTCGAGCTGGGCCTCGCCGATGTCCCAGAAGCGCTCGGTCCAGGACGCCGAGTAGAAGTCGTCGATGATGACGGACGGAGCCTCGCGAGTCACCGCACCGTACGCGCCCCGGGTGGGGTACTCGATGGTGAACAAATCAGATCCCCCGATACATGTTCTGGTAGTAGCAGGTGAGCCGCACCTCGAGCGTCTCCTCGGTCTGCACCGCGAACGTGTTGTATCCGGGGTACAGAACGGGCCAGTTGCTCTGGTTCCACAGCGTCCAGGCCAGGTCGACTTTCTTGCCGTCCTTGACGAAATATGCCTCCCTCTTGCCGATGACGGTGTTGAGGACCAGGCGTCCGCCCTTCTTGATGGTGCTGTTGACGTTCTCGACAGTGACCTGCGTGCCGCGCGGTCCGAAGATCGTTACGGTCTTGCCCGGGTCCGACAGGATGTCGATGTGGATCTCGCACCCGACCGGAACGTCGCCGGAGTAGTGCACGATGTTCTCCGCGTAGTTGCGGGGCGTGCCGAACTCGATGTCGTCCATGAGCCATCTGGACTCGAACGGGAACTCGAAAGTCGCGTTCATGGTGTCGGCGCTCGAGGACGTCAGGACCACGCCGTCTCCATCGGTGAACTCGGGTCTCGGGCAGATCACGCTGACCGTGAACAGCTCGTTCTTCGAGAATATGTCCGCCTCGAACGACTCGACGTACCCGTCTATGCGACGGTCGCCGTAATCCGTGACGAACACCATCGAGACGTGCTCCTCGACGTCCAGCAGCTTGTACGCCCAGCGCCGAACGTACTCGATGTCCGGCCCGAGCGGCTTGAGGGTGAAGACGATGTTGCGCGTCCCCACCCTCGAGCCGTTGTAGTAACCACCGGACTGGGCCCCGTAGTTCGTGATCCGAAGATCGGTCTTCACAGGACCCAGACCGGTGATGTTGAGCACGGCGAGGCCCGTGCCGTAGGGGTCCGACAGTGGGAGCCACGCGGTTTCCCCGTTGTCGGAGTACACGTGTACCCCCTGTATCATCCTTCCCCCTACATGTACTCGAGCCGGCTGACGAGGTTCCTCGTGTGCCGGTAGATGGCCGCCTCGGACAGAGCCTCGGGCGAGTAGTTGTTCTGATTGAACGTGACCGAGGGCCGCATGTCGCTCGTGCGGTTCTCCCCCGGCTCCCGCCTCTCCTCCTTGACGCGGCCGATGCCCGACACTGTCGCCGGAATATCGACGGTCTTGAGGGACTCGAGGCCCTTGTGCAGATCCGTGGTGTCCAGGACCGGCCTGACGGTCGGGTTGAACGTCTCGAACTCCGTGTTGACGCCGTCCTTGATGGCGTTGTTGAACGCGTCGACGGTGCTCTCGGCGAGGGCGACCGTGGACGCCACCGCCTTGTGCCCGTTGTCGTCGATGCCCTTGGCCATGCCCGCGACCATGTAACCGCCCATGGACGCGAAGACCTTGGACGGTGACGAGATTCCGAGCGCGTCCTTGGCGGAGTCGACGAGACCGCCGACCCAACCCGTGACCTTGCCGACGAGCCAGTCCTTGAGCTCGACGATGCCGTTCCAGATGCCCTTCACGATGTTCTTGCCGATCTGGAGCCAGTCCTTGCCGACGCCCTTGAAGAAGTCGACAATGGCGGTCACCAACTTCTTGAGCGCCCGCCTGAGCCTGGGCCCCTCGGACTCGATCGCGTCGGCCAGCCCCTCGATGAAGGAGATGATGAGGTTGACCGCCGCCATGACGATGTCGCCGATCTTGTCGGCGATGCCGTTCAGGAAGTTGGCGATCAGCTCGGCGGCCGTCGAGGCCATCTGATAGGCGTTGTCCTTCAGAGTGGTGAGCAGCGTCATCAGGAGGAATATCGCGGTCTCGATGATGGTCGGACCAGTCTCCTTCAGAACGCGGCACATCTCCATGATGAGCGCGATGACGGCGGACCCGAGAGCCGGGGCGCTCTGGATCACGGCCTCTGCGAGACCGTTGATCAGGGCGACGATCGCGTCCCGGATCGCCGGAGCACTCTGTCCGAGCGTGACGATGACCGCCACGATGCCCTCGGCCACTGCGCGGGCGAACACCGGAATCGTCCCTGAGAGGAGGTTGATCCCCGCCGCCAGAACCGCGAACGCCGGAGCGCCCACGGCCGCGATGACCGTGAGAAGCCCCGCGAGAGCCGTCATGGTGACGCCGAACGCGACCACCACGAGTCCCAGACCCGCCAGAGCGATCGCCAGGACCATGAGTCCCTCGGCGCCCGCCATGGCGGCCTTCCCGGCGACGATCACGATCGTGAGGCCCGCCGCCATGGCCACGAGGGCGACGGCGATGGACTTCGCGTTCATGTTGCCGATGGTCTGCATCGACTTCGCGAGGATCAGGATCCCGGCTGCGGCCAGGGCGAGCGAGGCGCCGCCCATAATATCGTCGTCGATCGACTCCATAGCCGCCGAAAGACCACCGAGGACCGCGTTGATCGCGACAACGGCGAGCAGGAGACTCGGCCAGGGGATCTCGGCCAGCATCTGCATGGTCTTGCCGATAGCCAGAAGTGCCACTGCCGAGGCGAGCATGGGGCCCGTGTTGATCGGCGTGGCCGTGGACGGCATGCTCTGCATCTGCCCCATGAATCTCATGAGGAGCCCGGCGACGATGGTTCCCTTTGCCAGGGTCCCCAGGTCCATGCTTCCGAGCTTCTGGACGGCCAGAGCCGCGAGATACAGACTGAGCGCCGTGGCGATGATGGTTCCGCCCTTGATCGACTGCGAGACGGCGGCGGTATCGCCGGACACAATAGCGTTTCCGCCGCTCTTCGACGCGAGGTTCCCCATGAACTCCATGAGGTACTTCGAGACCAGCGTCCCCTTGATCAGTGTCGGGATGTCGATCGAGCCGAGCTTGGCGACCGCGGACGCGGCGAGCCAGAGACCCGCTGCGATGCCGATGACCGCCGTCGACTTGAACCCCGTCAGGTTGATCTTGTCCATCGACGTGAGAGTCGTGGTCATCATCTTCGACAGGTAGGACAGCGCGACGCCGGCCTGGATCAGCTGAACTGTGTCGATCTTGGCCAGCTTGCTGACGGCGATTCCCATCAGAACCATGCCGCCCGCCACAAGGAGGAGCGCGGCTCCGACCATGGTCATCTTGCCGCCGGTCGCCTCGAGCTTGTCGAGCGCCTTCATGACGGAGATCAGCGTGTAGACGATGGACGCCATCGCGGTGATGCCGTCGGTGAGATCCTCCGTGTCGACGTTCGACAGGACCCAGAGCGCCGCGGCGAGAACCGCGATGGCCGCGGCGATCGTGAGGAACGACCGGGCCTTGATGTTCTGGGCGGCGGCGTCGGCCACGCCCGTGAACGACTTTAGAACGCTCGAGAACGCCTCCAGAGGTTCGGTCGCCGTCTTGAACGCCTGGGCGAACTTGTAGATGCTGGCCGTCAAACCGCCCGCGATGAGCAGGTTGAGCAGACGGACGATCCCCAGCTCGCCCTCGTCGATGGTGAAGGCGCCCTTGATGGCGCTGCCGATGTGGCCGAACGCCGTCTTGAGTCCCGCCCACACCTTGTCCAGGACGTTCTTGATCGGACCCCAGTTCCGAACGGCGAAGTCCTTGATCGCGGTCCAGAACTCCTCCCATTTTGACTTGGCGGCCTCGGTCGCCGTCGTCGCGGAGGCCGCTACGGTCGCAGAGGCGGACTCGGCTGCTGCTTTGGCTCCCGAAGTGTCGACAGAGGGCATCGACACCGTTCCCGCCTTGGCCTTGAGCTTGGACGTGAGCGAGTCGACGCCGGACTTGATCTTGTCGAGCCCCGCGGTGATGTTATCGCCGAAGGCCTCCTTGACGCCCGCTGCGAACGAGCGGACCTCGAGGTAGGCGTTGTGCAGGGCCTCGGCGATGGAGCGGGCCTTCTCGCCGAACGGGGTGAGACCCGACAGCAGATCGGCCCTGTTCCCGAACACCTCGGCGAAGACGTGGCCGAGCTCGGTCAGCTTCGCCTTGAGCGTCTCGAACTTGGCGGAGAGGTTCGCCTTCGCCTGCTCGCCGAGGGACTTGAGCGACTCCCCGGCGTCCTTCAGACGAGGACTGAACCAGTCCTTGATCGACTGCCCGACGTTGTGCATCGACTCCTTGATCGAGTCGAGCTTCTCCGTAAGGCGAGTTCCCACGGCCTCCCTGAATCGGGTGATCGCGTCTCCGGCGGAGTGGAATCCGTTCGTGAGATGCTCACTGACCCAGTCACTGACGACCTTCAGCTTCGGGTTGAGCCAGTCGATCAGTTTGCCGACCGGATCAAGAGCCGTGAGCCACTTGTTCAGAGCGATGGGCCCCTTGGCGATCGCCGCTGTGAACGACAGCACACCATTCGTGCCGGCACCGGTGAAGATGCCGACGAGAGTCAGAACCTTGTCGCCGATCCAGCTCGCCAGCTTGAAGAGTTGGGTGAACGGGATCGTGACGATGTGGACGATGCTCCACAGTCCGGCGAAGGTGGTTCTGAGCTTCTCGACCGCGGAGTCGCTCAGGACGAACGCCGCAGTCATCTTCTCCAGGAAATGGGCGAACGTCGCGAGGGCCTTTGCCGGGGAGCCCGCGAAGGCCTCCTTGAAGCCGCCGATGAACGCGCCCAAAGGTTTGGCTATGAAGTTGAACAGGTTCCCGATCGTGTTGAGGATCGAGGTCCTGCCCCCCAGCTCGACGAACTCGTCGGTGACCGCCGAAAGACTGTTGAAGAACCCATCGATCGGTTTCGTGATGGCGTTTCCGACCGAAGTCCACAGCGCCTTGGCCTCGTCGAGGCCGCCGATCATCTTCCGCCAGAACGAGGCCCATCCGGAGCCGAGCGACTCCTGGACCGCGCCCACCACCTGCGAGAACGTCTTGTACTCCGTCGCGGCGGACTTGGCCATGGCGGCGTATTCCTGAATCGCGACGATCTGCTCCTCGGTATAGCCGAGTGAACGGAGCTGGTCGTCGGTCATATCACCCGTGAGCTGGTTCAGCGTCTCGATCATGATCTCGGACGTGAGCCAGCCCTCGCGAAGCGACTCCCGGAACGAACCGTTCTTCTCGATCAGCGCGTCAACGTTCGTCCCGTAAGTCTCGGCAGTGCGCTTCAAAGCGTTCGTGAACGCCTCGCCGGACATGGAGGCGTTCTCCATCGAGATCCAGTCCTGAAGGCGAACCGTACCAGTGGCCAGGGCCTGCGACATCTGCCGCATGGCGTTCGCCGCCTGATTCGTGTCCGCGCCCATGACCGCCGCGAGGTTGGACATCCCCTTGATGGCGGATACCGAGTCCTTCAGGCCGACACCGGCGGCGGTGAACCGACCAATATTGGCGGTCATCTCGCTGAAGTTGTACACCGTGTCGTCAGCGTACTTGTTCAGCTCGTCCAGGGCGGCGGTGACGGTGTTGAGGTCCTCGCCCTTGGACGCGGTGTTCGCCAGAATCGTCTGCGTGGAGTTGAGCTGGAGCTCGTACTCCTTGAAGCCGTCGATGATCGGGTCGAGAGTGAACGACTTCACCATCGAGGCGGCCTGGGAGATGACGTTGCTCGCCAGGTTGCCGATGGCGACGGAAGCGGCGTTCGCCATGATGCTGAACCGCGTTCCGACGTTCTCGGCTGACACCCCGAGGGACTCGAGGTCGATGCTCTTCACGGCAGAGCTGATCTGGTTCAGCCCGTTCGCAGAGATGTTCTTGTTCAGCCCCGTGTCCAGCTGCCGCAAACCGTCGAGTGACGACTTGATCCCGCTGAGGAACTGATCGGCCTTGAACTTGAGCGAGACCACCCGCTCCTCGACCTTAGCCATTCGTCACCGTCCTCCATACGCCCTCGGCGATCTCGTCCATGATCGGCTTGATCGCCGGATTGATGTAGTCGCGGCCCTGAACCCAGCCCCCCGTTCCGGTGACGTGACCGTACTGAAGGATAATGGCGATCGGAGTTCCGCGAACGATGTTGCTGTTGTTCCAGGAGAGGACCCAGTTGTCGCCCTTCTGAGACACGGTGTAGGACCAGGACGAGGCCGTCTTCCCGGTCCCGACAGGAGTGCTCGAGGCGAGCGCCTTGACTCCCTTCAGACCGTAGCGTCTGAGCTGCTGCTCGATCGACATGCGACCGATCCGTTGCAGCCAGGTCGTGGTCTGAGAGTAGTTGCCGCTCGCCTCGAGCGTGATGCCTCCCATTTTGAAGTCAGACGGCCTTGGCCAGGCCGCCCGATCCGTGCCAGGAGTTGTTCAGGGTCTTCTGAACCTTGGTGACGGTGTCGACGCCCAGGATGCCGTCCTCCTCGAGGAGGCTGTCGTCACCGGGGATGTCAGACATGTTCCAGAAGTGCTGGAAGCACCGCCACGTCTTCTCGCCGTCGACACCATCGACCTCGAGCATGTAAGCTCCGGTGAGCTTGTTGATCTCGTAGGCGTCGAGCGCCCAGTTGAGGAACGTCTGGAACCGCTTGCAGGCCTCCTCCCACGACGCCTGGTTGGTGAGGCCCATGACGCGGCGGAAGCGACCACCCGTCTGAGCCCCCCAGACGCCGTCCTCGTCGGTCCACCAAGACGGCTTGGCCTCGGGCTCAGGAGACGAGTCCGCGCTGTCCCAGGCCGGTCGGATGACGTAGGCGATCCCGTAGGACCGCTGCCTCCGCCAGACGCCGTTGCCCGCGGACTGAGAGCCGTAGGCGCCGGAGGAGGTGTTGCCCTCGATCGTCTGGAGAACGCCCCCGCCGAGGTTCGCCTCGACGATGCCGACATGGTCGGTCGCAGCAGTGTCGGGATCCCAGTCGAAGATGACGACATCGCCCGGCTCCGCGTCCGCGATGGACACGAAGTACGCATCCGGATGCGCCCGGATGTGCGAGAGCGTGACGTCAGTGTTGTACGAGAAGCCGCCGATGGCGTCGATCAGACCCGCCTCGTCGAAGCACATACTGACGAAGAGCATGCACCACCAGATCGAGGTGCTCGGACCGGCGAGCCACGCCTGCCCGGTCTTGCGGGCCCAGTACCGGCCTGCCTCCGAGCCCGGCTCCGGGTCGTCGGGGGCGTAATAGCCGATCCGCTTGGCGGCATGGTACAGTACGTCTGCGGGACCGCTCACTTGAGAACCTCCGGAGTCTGAGAGATGTCGTCCGCCCGGTCCTCGAAGGGGTCCTTCTTGGACGGGGTGAGAGTCGTCTCCTGTCGGTCAACAGGGTCTGACATGATTACCTCCTATTTTGAACTCAGGGGATGACGGTCTCGACACTGATCGTCCCGGTCCCGCTGATGGTCTTGGCCTGCGGGGGGATGCTGGTGTCGAGGAACTCGAACAGGTGGATACCGGCCTCGAGCTGGATCTGCGGAGTCGTCTTGTTCAGGACGAGGCCGGGCTTGAGCAGGTCCTCCTTCGAGACGATCGCCGGACGAACGACGATGTCGCCCTTGAACTTGTTCCCGTAATTGACTGTGGTGGCCATCGGTCCTCCTATACCTGGATGGTCTTGATGTTCTTGACGCCGGAGGCGATGGTCCCCGTGGCGCCGAGCGCAGCCGCGTGGTCGACCTGGTTGCTCCACCCCGTGATGTGCGACACGATGGGCTTTCCGGCCTTCTTCAGCTCGTCGTAGGTCTCCTTGGTCGCGTTCCACGTGACCGACAGCACATCGAGGTGCTCGCCGGCGGCGAACGCTTTCCACCACGGAGACGTCTTGCTCGACTCGTAGGCGTAGCCCCACGCCGCGAACCCCCGTTCGCGAGCCGCATCGAACAGCGTCGTGTTGTCCCCGAAGAACTTGACGATGATCCGCCCCTTGTACGGGTCGAGGATCTCGAAGAACTCGGAGCGGAGATGGTGATTGTTCTTCGGGTCGAAGACGATCACCGTGCTCTTGCCGTAGGTCTCGAGCAGCCAGTCGAGGCGGCACGGCATCTTGTCCGGGAGGGCCGCCATCGCCTCCTGGACCTCCGCCCACGTCATCAACGAGGTGCTCTTGTCCGGACCGCCGATTGACTTGAGGTTGTTGTCGTGGTTGGCGAACCAGACTCCGTCGGACGTCCTCGCGCAGGAGATCTCGACGGCGTCGACGGCGTACGCCATGGAATCCGTGTAAGCCTGCTGCGTGCTCTCGTTCCATCCGAGTGAACCGCCCCGATGGGCGACCGTGAAGTTCGGAGTCCTGAGCAGGGCCTCGACGGAATCGGCTCCGCGCGGCATGACGCCGACGCGAACGGCCGGGATCTCGTTGTCGTTCTCGTAGAGGGAAACGCGCGCAGGAACCTCGGAGCCGTTCTGGTACCACGACGCGCCGGGTGTCGGCGTGAAAGCGACCTTGGCGGTGAACGCGCACCATGCGGCCGGAGTCTGCCCGGCCCCCATGTTGCCCGGGGGCGCGGAAGTGACTCCAAGACGAATCGAGGACCACGAACGGGCCGTCGACACGGTGTCCAGGCCGTCGTACAGAATATCGCCAGTGACGGTCCACTCCATGGCCTTGTTGGACATGGGGCCGTGCGACTGAGACGCGATGTACGTGTCCTCGCCGATGGTCGGGAGCGGAACCTGCCACGCCGTGGGTGTGATCTCGAGTGGCCCCTCGAACACGACCAGCACGGCGTTCTGCCGGGCGGTCCACCCGGTGTCGACGTTCCACCACGCGAGGGCGGCCGTCTGCGACGGGTCCGTAACCTCGCGGTGGGCGATGTAGCCGGACCGATTCGTCCCCGGAATCGGGGACGCCGCGGTTCCCTCCCAGTCGTCGGGGGCCTTGTACAGGGACGCGGGGGCCGCGAGCTGAGCCGAGGCGATGAGAACGGCGGTATCGCCCGTCTGCGACACGACGGTCAACGGCGTTCCCGTCCCGTTCGCGGCGCTGGCGTGGGCGATACCCCGGATCTTGGCGCTCATGCCACCCGGACGATCAGTGTACCGGACGGTGTGCCCGCCGGAACCGGATCGCCGACCCGGAGCTTGAGGAACGAACCGGGTCCCGCGGGACCTCCTCCGCCGGTGCCCTCACCGACCAGATCATCGGGAGCGATCTCGCCGACGATCTTGCGGAGCTCGAGATCGAACTGACCGCCGACGGACTCGACGTTGTAGAACCCGTCCGGCAGCGTGAAGTCGACATGTGTTCGCGGGGGGATGAGCCAGCGCTCGGCCCCCGTCTTGTGGGGCTCGTCGGCGAGGGGCGTCAGCACCAGAGCGGTGTTGGCCGCCTCGAGACTGCCCTTGATCTTAGCCATGGTTTCTCCTTGCGGCGCGGCGCTGGGCGTTGAGACGGTTCCGCTCCGCGATCCAGTCGTTCTGGTTCATCTTGCTTGGTTTCGGGTCCTGCTGGATCTGGCAGACCCTGATGAGTTTGAGGAGCCGACTCAGATGCCACGTCTCCGCCGGCTGGAAAGGGATCTGGCACCCGACCATCCAGCCGTAGATGAGTTCCGACGTGACGAACTGAGTCGAGCCGGTGTTCTGCCGCCGATCCGTGATGGTCGTGGCGGAGCGCTCCTCCTTGATGTAGGCGGCGATGGCGTCGAAGTCGGCCTTCCTGAACCGGGCCAGCGTGACGTCGTCGATGGGGGTCTCGGACATGCATCTCACGTAGGAGATGATCTTCTCGGGCGGAAGCCCGTCCCTGCCCAGGAAGTGCTCGTGCCAGATCGACTCCCATTTTGACAGTGAAACCAGGGAATGCTCCAGCGACAGCTCGACCTCGGGCAAGTCAATGAAGGTCTCCGCCGAAGAGTCCCATCCCTCCTCGGCGGGCAGTATCAGCCGGAGCATTCCCTGGTGGTCTTTCTACTGGGCCGCGGCCTTGAGGACCGGCAGCAGCTCGGCGGGGAGGGGCAGCTCGGCGGGAGTCGAGTCGGTCCCGTGCAGGATCTCGAGCAGCTTCTTCAGGACCTTCGGATTCTCGTACCGAGAATCGAAGTACAAATACGAAGAGGCCTTCTTGCCCGGCACGGGCACCGGAGTGCCGCTGAACGACCAGCTGAACTCCTTGAGGGAGGGCGAGTCGTTGATGGTGGCGTTCTCCTGAGACGACGGGCTGGCCAGGCAGCCGTACGCCAGGTGCACACGGTACCCGAACGCGGTCCCCTTGTCGTCGTTGACGATCGTGGTCACCCACGAGAAGCCGAACGGGATGCGGTCCTGACCGGTGACGAACGAGCCCTTGAGAGCCTCGTCGAACAGCGCCGTTCCGTCGCACTCCGCGAACTCCGGCGGGAACTGGAACGCCTTGATGGTGCCCTTGAAGTTCTCGGCCGACATCAGCGTGAGATACTTCTGGTCGTCGGCGTAGTTGTCGTTCGCCTCCCCGCCCTCGGGCTCGGTGGAGACGCCGGTGAGACCGTCCCAGGCGGCCGCGTTCTTGTACTTGCCGCTGGTGTCCTTGCGATAGATGACGCCCTGCTTGGTGCCGGTCTCGCCGTAGCGCTTTCCGGACTCATCCCACTTGAGAGCGGGCATGGTTACCTCCTAGTAGTAGATCGTGACCACATCGTGCTGGAGTCGGTCGACGATGTAGCGCGTCTTGAAGTTCGCCATGGGCAGCTCCATGAGGCGGTCCACGACGGGGTTCGACGGTTCCTGGGATACGACCGACACCTGCCACTCCCTGGTGGAGACGTACGGGCGGTCGTCGGCGTACTGCACGTCGTAGTCGACCCGCTCGTAGATGATGGCCGGAAACCGCAGAGCCAGATTCTCGGGGGGCTGGTGATAGACGTTCTCGCTTCCGAGGATCGACACCAGCAGACGATGCAGTTCGAGGCGCCTCTCTTCGGCGGACACGTCTCACCTCCCATTTTGAACGTTGTAGAGCTCGCCGAGTGTGAGAACGATCCGCGGACGCTTGAAGTCGGCGTAAGAGATCGTCCATAGCGCTCCGGCCCACTGGCACCACCGCATGGCGAACAGGTGCTCGAAGGCGTAGGCGTCGCCGACGATCGAGATGATCGTGTTCGTCTTGAGGACGCCGTTGATCGTCTCCGTGTCCCTGAACCTGCGGGACGCGGTCGTGACCGTCCCCCGGTACCGTCGAGGAGTGATGATCTCCTTCCAGATACCGGGGGACGTCTCACGTGTTTCGGCGAAGCCGATCTCGCCGTGGTAGCGCATCCTACTTGAGGATGGGCAGCTGCGGGTCGGAGGACTTCTTCGGGTCGGCCACCATGACACCGGTGAGCGGAGCGGGAGCGCCGGTCAGGAGGATCGCGGTCCCCGGAGCGCTCAGACCACCGGACAGACGGGTCTCCAGAAGGGCCTTCTTCTGGTTCACGTCGATGTCGAAGGCCTCGAACTGGGTCAGCTGTCCGCCGTTGTCAGTGCCGCTCCAGTAGTCGGACGGGTGGAAGATGACACCGAAGATGTCGCGCGTACCGGCCTCGGTGGTGGTCTTGGCGTTGCGCAGGTACGGCACGGTGACGAAGCCGGACAGACCCATCTTGTCCGCCAGCTCGGCCTTGGACGAGTACAGCGGACGGCCGTTCTTGTCCTTGGCGTGGAGCATGCGCGCGATGGTCTGAGAGGCGCCGTAGAAGTACGGCATGTTGTCGCCGAGGTAGGCGTCCATGATGAGGGACACCTCCTCCACCGCCGACGAGTCCTCCAGCTTGAGGCTGGCGTCGCTCATCTTGAAGCGGCGGGTGTACCAGTCGTCATCCGAGACGATCGGGCGGATCCGGGTCTCCGGGATCTTGTCCGGAGAAGTGGCCGCGCGGCCGTCGCCGAGGAGCATGGCACGCGCGAGCTCCTCGTTCATCTTGCGGCGGAGCAGAGCCCACAGGTATGTCCAGACCTGGAAGTTCTGAACGGTCGAGAGGTCGATCTCGGTGTCCCTGTCCAGACGGGTCTTGACGTAGACGGTGTGCGGGCCGGTCTCGCGCTGGTTCAGCTCGGTGACGATGTCCAGCTTACGGGATCCCGTGATGTAACCCCGAGCTCGAAGCTCGTCAGCGGTGAGATCGGCGTAACGGGTCTTGAAGCGGGCGTAGGGCAGCTTCCGGATACCGTTGAGCAGCTGAGTGACCCAGGTCTGATCGCGGTCGAGCTGCTTGATCTCGCCGGTGACCTGAGCCTCCGGGAAGAGCACCTCGGGCGACCTCAGACCATAGGTCTCGGCGTGCGCCAGATAGGCCTTCTGGAACGAGCCCATGGACAGGATGTCGTGCCCGATGGCCTCCCTCGCGGCGTCGATGTCGACGTCGCTCTTGAGGGTGGCGGTGCCCCCCTCGAAGACGTTGTGCGACACGTCTTCCTCCTTCTTATCGTTGTCGTCGGAGTCGTCCTCTCCGGCCTTCTTGAGGGCGGCCTCGACGATGACGCCGACGGCCTCCTTCTGCTTGTCGGAGAAGTCGTTCCAGATGTCCTCCACCGTCTCCTCGTCGTCCTCTTCGGAATCTCCATCATCGGAAGAGTCCGAACCACCGTCGTCGGCGTGCGACAGGGTGTCCCCGAAGACGGCCACGAAGGCCTCCGCGTCCTCGAGATCCCCGTAGCTGTGCTGGATGTACATCTCGTCGATCTTCGCCTCGGGGTTGGCCCCCTTGAGGACGAGTGAGATCTCAGCGAGATCAGCGTGAGTGACGACGGTGCCGTTCTTCTCGACGCCGGTGGCGAAGACCGAGAGGCTGTTGAGCGTCCCGTGCTCCACCTTGGTGCGGGCGGACCTCCCCTCGGGAGTGTCGTCGAAGAAGATGTCGGCGCGCACCCCCTCGGGCATGTCCTTGACGAGGGCGTGGCCGAGGACGTTGCTGATCGACTGATGGTTGTGCTGGAAGACGACGGGCACCTGGCCGCCATCGTTTCGTGCGAAGGCGCCGGGGGCCAGAGTGAGGCCGTCCGCGCAGGTGACGTTGTACCTCGTCGCCCACCCGGAGACGTCGGGCTTCCGCTTACCTCCCATTATGACTCCTCTCTCGGGTCGGCATAGGGCCGGGCCACCGAGGGTCGGGCCGCCGACGTCTGATTGTTGATGTTGGCGTTGACGAGCTCGTCAGCGCGGGGATCGTCGGACATGACCAATCCGAGCTTGTCGCGAACCTCGTTCGAGGACATGATCTCGGCGGAGGTGAACGCCTGAGCGAGATCGCCCAGCTGCCCCATGGGGACGAGCCTGAACGGATCTCTGAACCAGGCGATTCGCTGGCCCTGGGAACGAGCAGTCCTGCCGAGGAACGTCCCGGTCATCGCCTTTACGATCTCGTCGAGGATGGGATTCACGGTCCGGTTGTAGTACGTGAGCATCTGAAGCTCCGTGGCCTTGCCCATGAACACCTCCTCGCCGACCCCGAGGGACGAGTAGACCTGGTTGGTGAGCCAGGTGACCTGGTCCATCAGGTTGTTCGTCGACGCGCGGTTCAGCTGAACGACCTGTCCCCCCGGATCGAGGAACGCGAACCCGTACTTGCTGTTCTCCATCTGCTGCTCGAGCTCCTGCTGACGGAGCTTGGCGCGCTTGGAGCGCATCTCGGTGTTGACGACGTACGGGAGCTGGATCAGGACGTCGAGCTTGCCGGAGCCGGACTGCTTGTCGATCGCGTCCAGGATCGCCAGTTTGTTGATGAGCCGCTGGAGATCCGAGTTCGGCCGGTTCATCACCTCGTACAGGGGGTTGTTGATGATCGCCACGACCTCCTTGGGGAGGATGATCCGCTTCCGATCTCCCGATCGGTCGTCGTAGATGTCGAGCTCCACGTGCCGGGGGAACCACTGCGTGATCCTCCCGACCCGAAGGGAATCCACCTCGTACGAGTCGGTGGTCGTCGGGTCGGCGGAGGTGTCGACCGCGACGATCGCGGCGGAACCCTCCTCGAACATGGCCCAGACGAGTTCCTGAACCAGGCGGTCCCATGTCTGGTCGATGTTCGCGTACAGCGAAAGCCTCTCGGCGAGACGGGACGTCTTGTCGCTGACGTACGACCCTGACTCGTTGACCCGGACGTGTTTGAACGCCACGCTCGCAACGTCCAACGCGATCTGGTTGTACAGCTTCGCGACGATCGAGTCCTTCGAGACCGCACTGGGCCAGAAGAACCGCGAAGATCCCTGAGAGACGGACCCACCGACGTTGTCGGGAGTCCTCCCCTCCAGTTTGAAGGCGGACCAGGCCCGCCTGATACGGTCAGAGATGGCCATGAGCCTCCTTCACTCGAACAGCTCGCGGTGGTTCTTGTACGCCACGTAGGCGTCCATTAGCGCCGCCACGGCGTCGATCTTCTGGTCCCGTCGTTTCTTGTACAGCTTCCGGTTGCCGTTGGTGTCCTCGAGCGTGATGCAGTTCCCCATGGCCCAGCCGAACAGGTCCTGGTCGAACAGGAGCCGCCGGTCGGTGGCGAGGATCTTGATCTCGCCGAGGGGAACGGACTCGGTTCTCGCGCCCTGGATGACCTTCTCGATCCCGTAGGGGCCGTTCTCGGTCTCCCAGCGCTTGATGAAGTCCTTGGCGTTGTACGGGTCGTACCCGACGGACACGACGTCGTACTCGTTCTCCTCGATGAACTTCCAGAGGTCCTCGTAGACGTCCATCATGTCAAGGACGGCGCCCTCGAGGACCTGAAGTCCCCCCTCCTCGATGAACGTGTCGTACTTCAACCGCATGGCGGCCGGAAGGAGCGACAAAGTCCTCGAGGATATGTAGCAATGCGTCTTGACGCCGAACATCCCGTTCTTGTTCGGGAACAGGAACGTGAATGCGCAGAAGTCGTCGCCCTGCGACAGGTCGGCGCCCATCGCGCACTGCATCCGCCAGTACTCCTTACGACGGTGCGGGAGCGTCTCCTCATACGTGAAGTAGTACGTGTACCCCTCCATGGGAATGCCGAACCTCTTCGCGAGAATATCGTTCCGCAGCGCCGGGTTGGCCTCGGCCCTGGCGACGGCGCGCTCGTAGGTCTCGTAGGAGACGGTGATCCCGATGTTGGGATTCGCCTTCATCCAGGTAGCCGGGTCCGGGACCTCCTTGATGTCGTCCAGGCGGTAGTAGAATATGGAGGTGTGGGGATCCTCCTCCTCACCGCGCAGGATGCGCATCAGCTCCATCTTCTTGGTGTCGCCGACGCCGTTCCTGACCGTTCCCTCGGACGAGGTGGCCACGATGAGCCAGCCCTCGACCTTGGACGCCCCCTGCTCGAGCGCCTCGACCACGTCCTCGCGAGTGTCGCCCGATAGCCACTCGTCCACGGTGCAGACCTTGGGTCGGAGCGACTGGAGCTTGTCGATGGTCATCGGGCGGATCTCGAGGATGCTGTTGGTCAGGAAGTTCTGAATCCCCTTCTTAGTGGGGGAGAGGAGCTTCCTGTCCGCGGGCCTTCCCGAGGTCGCCATGATCGAGCCGGCGGTGAGGAACTTGTACAGGGGGCCGCGAGCGCGAGTGATCGCCGTGGCGATCGGGGACATGACCTCCTCGGCGAGCTTCATCGTCGGGGCGGTCGTGATCTGGTGCGTCGTGGACGTGTCGATGTTCAGGAAGTAGTTCTGAATCACCGACGCGTACATGCTCTTCGCGGCGCCTCGTGCGACGATGAGGTACTGCTTGTCGATCAGGCGCTTGAGGACGCGCCTCTGCTCGAAGTGCCCACCCGGTCCGTCGCCGTCCTTGACGTAAACGGACCGGGTGGTGTAGTAGTACCAGCCGAAGACCTGCTCGCCCCACAGCTTGAACGAGTCGAGCAGGACCAGCGGCTCGCCGTCGGTGAGCGTCAGCTCGGCCTCGCAGTAGCGGATCCAGCCCTCCACGGCCTCGTCGTCGTACCAGATGTTCCGGTCGGCGACCAGGGCGTCGATGCGGTTCATCTCCATCGAGATCTCACGGCAGACCGGTATCTCCCCGCGGAGAACCTTGTTCCGGAACTCGGCGTAGTAGCGCGGTACGGCCGTGTTGGAGAGCATCAGTCGATCTCTCCCAGAATATCGACGACGATGCCGTCAAGACCCTCGTGACCGAACCCGAACCGGCGCTTCTTGCGCTTCCCAGTGGAGCCCGGACGACCCTGCTCGGCGCCGCGGCCCTTGCGGTCGGAGTTCGAGGCGTCGTTGTCATAGGACTGGCCCGAACCGGAATGCCCGGGACGCCCTTGAGTGGCGATGGGCTTGCGCGGAAGGGCGGCTACGGGCGCGGGACCCGTCGGCTTGGGCCTTACGGTGGCGTCCGGGACGGTCACGGATGGCGCCTCGGTCGATCCGGACTTCTTCCGCCGGAACGGATTCCCGCGGTTCGTTCCGGCACTGTGCCGTGGCGGAGCGGACCGTCCGGAAGCACCGCCCATGGGGGGCGGCGGGACGCTTCCTGAGGGCTTAGGGCGAGGTCTGGGGGGCCATTCCTCATGAGGTCGAGAGTAATCGCCTTTCCAGGGGCCGAAAGAAGACGGTTTACCGCGAGGATTGGATTTGTCGCCTCCTCCGGAAGGTTTCTTGGGCTCGCCTCCTCCCTCGCCCCTCTTCTGATCGCCCTTGAGACCCTTGAGTACCTTCTCGGCTACCTCGTCGGTCTTGGACTTCTTGGGCGCCTCTCGAAGAGCCGGGGGAAGCACGTTGTTGAGGACGTTCGTGAGAGCACCGGTGAGAACCTTCTTGCCGGCCGCCTCGGCGGAGCCGTAGATGATGTTCTCGACGACCTGGCGCCCCCGACTCTTCTCCTTGGGTGGAGGGGCCGTGAGTTGGGCGTACTCCCGCTGGAGCTTGATGCGGTTGATGGCGTTCCGGAGCTCGGTGTCGCTCATCGCGTGCATCCCCATGCTCTGGCGATGCTCCGACGCGGTTCCCTCCCCCTCGGCCTTTGGCTTGCGTTTGGACGGTGGAGTCGAGCCCCGTGTCGTGGCCTTGCGAACGCCCCACTTCATGCCCTTGACGCCGAAGTGGGCGATGGTGCCGGTCATTGGACCTCCAGAGAATATGACAGGCGCACCTTGGCCTCCTCGAGGATCTTCTCGAGGGCCGAGGTGACGAAGGAGTACTGAGACGGGTCGAACGTCAACCGGCAGTGCAGTGACACTATCTCGCGGATGTTGTCCAGGTGAGTTCCGATGTAGAGGTTCTCCCACTCGAGCGAGTCGTCGACCACACGGGGCTCGATCTTGAGCCCGATCTGCTGCACGATGGCCAGAGCGGTGTTGATGTGGAGGCACAGCTCGGTGTCGAACGTCCGGTCCTCCGGTTCGACGCCGAGAGTGTGCTTCACGTCCCTGAGGATCGAGCTCATGTCACCTCCAAGGCGTGGTGTCCCCCGGAGCGCGCTCGACGAGCGTCTGGGGGAGTAGATCGAACGACCCGTAGTGGATCGCGTTATGAGTGTTGTGCGATACGGTGATCAGGAACTCCGGATCCAGGATCGCGGGGTCGCCCGACAGAATATCCTCCTCGATGAGGGGGTTCATGTGGTGGACGATGGCGCCCGGACCGGCCGGATAGCCCTCGAAGCCCATGTCGAACCCCAGATCGCGGGCTATGACGAGGCGCCGAGCCTTCTTCCACTCCTTGGATTGGTAGAACGCCTGATTGACGCGCCTGGCGAAGCCGAAGGTCTCGCGCCCGGGCGTTCCGAGGAGTTTCAGGTAGTCGAACCGCTCCTCATAGGTCTCGAGGCGGGACAGTTCGCTGTATGTCCTAATCATCTGTGCTCGCCGTGCTCCTGTAGCCGGCGAAGGCCTTCAGAGCCTCCTCGAACAGCTCGTCTGTCCTGGCCTGGGCCTCGAGGGCCTTGGCCTTGGCCTTCAGCATCTCGTTCTCGGCCTTGATCTTCTCCATCTCGAGCTTGGATCTCTCGGATCCCAGCCTGACGAAGTGCAGAATAACGCCCGGAGGAGCCTCTCCGGACTCCATGAGCTTCTGCGCCTCCCCCATTGCCAGGGAGATCAGCTTGTTCTCATAGGCCTCGTCCGAGGATGGAGGCGTCATGGGCATGATGCGCTCCTTTCTCGGGAGGTTTTCGAGGAGTTTGTGGCCGCACCGACAGACCTGGAGAACACCCGCGTGAAAGGAACAAAACACGGATTGCCGATGCGGCCGCAGACCCCTCGAAAATATCCCTCCGGGGGTTTTCGGTAGGGGGCGGCGATGCAGCAGGGGGTGGCCTTTTCGCCGGACCTCCCCCCGCTTTCAGCTGCATCACCAGCCGGTGCTAGTCAACGTCCTTGACCAGTTTCACGTAGAATCCTGAATCGTCGAGTTCGAGAATCGAATCAATTGCAAGTTCGATGTCTTCGAGTTCAGAACTTTCAGTCGACTCGTCGCCGGTGGCCGTGAGGCGAGCGAGGAGGGACGAAGTTCTGTAACCATGAATCTCATCGAACCTGTACCACGCATCGAACTCTTCAAAAGGATCGTAGGGATTGTCGAATGTGGTGATGAACACCGCTCTCACAGTCCCTCCTCTGCCATGTAGTTGCGGACGGTGGAGGCGCTGATACCGAGCATGTCGGCAATGTCCGCATTGGTGTAGTTCCTGCTCTTGAGCTGTCTGATCTTGCTCTGCTGAGCTGACGTCAGAGCAGTCTTGGCCCGAGGCGAAGACATCTGACGGACGTGGTCGGCGTCGGCCTCGGCGATCAGGTCGCTGAGGAAGTTCTCGGTGATGGCGCCGTGCTTGACGGCCTGCCATTCCCGTTCTGTGAACTCGACCTTGTAGTGGTCTGCGCCGACTCTGGCCCTGGCCTCCTTGATGTACCGCCGTTCGTACTTGGCCCGGCGGTCCGAATCGTCCCGGAGGTCGGGGGAGTCCTGGAGAAGAAGCTTCATCTTCGCATTGGCGATGACCTGAGCCTGCCTCTCAAGGGGCTTTCCGGCATAGGCCCGCTTCAACTTGGCCCGGAGGCTTTCGACCTCGGGCTTGTAACGACGGGCGGCTTCCGGGGAGTACGGGGTCTTTCCGACATGGAGGGAGGACTTGCGAGCAAGGTTGGCCAACCGCTTCATCTCGTTGGCGTGCTCGGCATAGGCCTCCTCCATCGGTGTGCCGGAGGACAGCTTCCGAGCATCACGGACCCTGCTCATCTTGGGGACCTTCTGGGTCTCCATGACGACCTGGTCGGTGACGACCCACTCGCCGGTCTTCTTGTCCTTGTACTTCCGGTAGTGCCATTCGCCGGTCGGGACCATGACCTTGCGTCCGGTCCTCGGGTCGATCGGCCCGCCCTCTGCTGCTCGTCGAGGACGCTCGGCGTTGATGTACGTCGGGCTCTTCGAACGGGACAGGAGAGTGGAGGCACCGCCTTGCGGCTGGTACTTCTTCTTCAGCTGGGCGATGCCGTTGTCCTTCTCGGACTGCTTGTAGTCGAGCCGGTGCTTGGCGGCGTCGATCACGACCATGGAGTGCCTGACGGCGCGGGCCAGCTCGGTGGGCGTGGCGCCCTTGAGCTGCATGTCCGTGATCAGGTTCGAGACGATGCCCATCTGCTTCTGGGTGTACTTCTTCGACATGACCGACATGCCCGGCCTGTACGGGTAGGCCCGCTTCGGGTCGAATCCCTCGAGGCCCTTCAGAGGGCGGGAGGACTTGACCTTGCCGTCGTTGTTCGGGATGACCAGAACCGAGTCGCCGTCGAAGTCCGCCCCTGAGAGTCGCTCGGCGACTGAGGGGTGGATTCCGATGGCGTCCCGGGCGTTCTTGCCCACTCGGCGCTGCGCCTTGGCGTGCTTGTTGTTCACGGTGAGAGTGGGGATCTCGAACGGCCCCGCATGCGGGAACCGCACCAGCGAGACCGTCTCGCCGTGACGATAGTTCGGAGCGTAGACCTCGTTGGGCTTCATGCTCGGAACCGGCAGGATGACCTGGGCCGCCTGCCTCGGATAGGCCGCGGCCTTGAGGTCGACGCTCTTTCCGTCGCACGAATCGGCGTAGGACAGCAGGAGCTTTCGCCGGACCACGGGATTGTCGAGCGCCATGATGGCGTCGTACTCGTCCTGCATCCGCTTCTGCGTGACCTTGAGCTGCCGCTTGGCCTCGGACAGCTTCTGCTTGCCGAGGTACTGCGAAGCGAGCGATCGGGACCAGTCGTCCCAGTCACCCTCCTCGTGGACGTAGTTGAGCGCGGAGAGGCGCTTCCGACCGGTCTTAGGGTCGATGTAGCGCTTCTGGGTAATGGTCGACCCGAACGGGTTGGTCGGATCGAACTTGTCGATGGGTTTCAGGACGGTGTGGTCCTTCGGCCCGAGTGCCGGCGTGCCCTTCTTCTTGTTGGTGTTGAACCGCATGTCCACACCGGCGGGGAGGTCGTCCGAGTAGACGGCCATCCCCTTGAGGTAGTGGGTTCCGTCGACCAGGATGCGGACCTGGGCGTAGCGTCCGTTCGCGATCTCGAGGCCGGGCACCTTCCGGCGGAGCTCGATGACGCCGTCCATGTCCGTGCCGCCGTCCTCGGCGTAGCGGATCTTCAACCGCTTGCTGGAGACGGAGACGGGCTTCTGGAGCGCCCCGATGACCTTTCCGGTCTCGTCGATGGTGACTCGAGGGGCTCGGACGCGATCCTTGTTGGAGACGGCGTCCTTGAACGTGGTTCCGGGCTTGCAGAGCACCCTGAGCTCGGTGTACTTCTCCTTGCGGCCCAGTTGCGGGACTCGAAGGGTGTACGTCTCGTATCCCTCATCCTTGAGCATCTGGGCAGCCGTGTTAAGCTGGGTGGTGCTCACGCCGAGCAGGATCTCGGTTCCACGGCCGTAGTCGATGTAGCCGTGCTCCTTGACGGAGGCCCTGAGCACCTCGGCGGCGTCCTGGGCCTTGGTCGTCTTCTCGAGGATGCCGCCCTCGGCCAGCTTCTTGGCCGTGGCGGCGCTGAGGCCGAGACGTTCGCCGATGGCGCCGTAGGAGGCGCCCTTCTCCCGCATCTGGCGGGCGATGGCGATGTCGCCCTCCCTCTTGGCGCTCTTGGCGGCCGTCTTCCGGGCCCTGAGCTGAGCGGTGTTCATCCCCAGGGCGTAAGCGGCCTCCTTCTCGCTCATTCCCTCCCTCTTCATGAGGCGGTCGACCTCGGCGAGAAAGGTGGTCGACGACTGGTACGGATCCTCACCCGATCCCCACTTGTGCCGGCCGGAGTGGGGGACGGAGCCCTGATGAGGCGTTCCGAACTGGACGATCTGGAGCTCGCCGTTCTCGTCAATGACGATCATGCAGCCTCCTTGAGCTCCTCGATGATCGTGTCGAAGTGGCGGATCGCCGCCATGATGCGCGAGACCTCTTCCGGGTCGGTCTCGTCGGCCGCGATCTCGTCGTTCTGGTAGATCCGGAGGTCGTACTTGATCTCGAATGGGGACTTGTCGTACTCCAGGCAGAACAGAGCAGCGTACACGTGCAGTTGAGCCATGGAGGCCGGAGTGACCCCCGTCTTGAGGTCGTGGATGCGGAGCAGCTTCGAGCGATCGTCGAACGCGATGGCGTCGGCCGTCCCGAACGCGTTAACGGAGTAGAACAGAACCTGCTCCGGAGTCATGCGGTAGCCGATCGCGTCGTTGACGTAGGCGTTGAAGGTCGCCCGGTTTCGGGGCATGCGCATGCCCAGACGGATGTGCTCGGCGGCGAGGGCGTGGAGTCTCGTTCCCCTTGCAGCGGCCATAGCGGTCCTGTAGGAAGCGGCCAGCCTCTCGTCGTCGTAGTTGATCCAGTGGTAGCGAGAGGCCCCCAGGAAGGCGTGCTCGCCCTGGAGGCGCGGGTGATCAGCGAAGCGCATCCAGGACCTCCTCCTCGTTGCCGGGGTGAATGACCGCGGCGTAGTGGTGCATGCTCCTGAGAGTCTCGAGGTACCACTTCTGGTTGGGGCGGTAGTCGGAGCTCGACGGGGTCTTGCGCTTGACCTCGAGGAGTGCGACGCGTCCGTCCGGGAGCAGCACGGTGAGGTCGGGCGCACCCTGCTTGAGGGAGGAGTCGTTCTTGAGGACGATCGCGCCGAGCTCCCGTTGGAGTCTTGCGACGACCTTCCTCTGAAAGTCTCGTTCGAGTGGTGGTTTGGAGTTGCCCATGATGTTCCTTTCCGGGCGAAGGCCCAACGGCCGGTGATGGTCGTTAAGCAGTACTCACTACGGGACCTGTGTTTTAGTCCGTGGTACGCAGCAGTCAAGGCGGCGCACAGTAAGAACCTACCCCTTGTGGGGGTAGGGGCGAGATGTCACTTCTTGGTTCGGGTCATGTACTCTGCCTCGAGCCTCTTGATCCGCTCCTCGATCTCGTGGATCTCCTTGAGCAGTCGGGCGTCGACGCGCTCAAGGGGAATCGTAACGAGACGAGGCAGAACGTAGAGGTTGAGAGCGGGGATGAACATGAGGTTCTCCTTTCAGGTAGACGTTCTCACTATGGGCCTTGTGAAAACCCCAGCCCTTGCGGGTTGGGGGTCGAGGTCACTTCTTGGTCTTGAGGTAGTCGTTCATGACGATGTCAGTGAGCGCCATAAGGTCGAGGTCAACCTCGCCCTTACGGATCTTCTCCTTGGCGATGCGGTCCTCCCGCTCGATGATGAGCGAGTGGGTGATCATACCGATGGCGAAGCCGAGGGCGTGGGTGCCGGCCAGGATGGCAACGGTGAGCGTCATGATGGTTCCTTTCGGATAGTAGTTGTTCTCACTATGGGGCGTGTGAGTTCTGAGGTGCGTATGAGACGCGCCTGTAGTCTTGTGGAAGGGGAGGCGTTTGGGGTTTAGCTCTGAGCGAACTGGTCCGCCTTGGCCCAGTTTTGGCCCAGTTTCCCTATTCTACTATATAAGTACTTAAAACTCTCGTACGATATAGGGAAGTTCTTCAAAACTGGGCCACGACCCCGACTTTTCCGCGTCATTCCAACGAAAAGTCCTGGCCCAGCTTCTGGCCCAGTTTTGGGCCAAACTGGGCCAACCCCGACTTTTCCGCGTCATTCCAACGAAAAGTCCTGGCCCACTTTTGAGCAAAACTGGGCCAAAACTGGGCCAAGGTGGGCCAGACTGGGCCAAAACTGGGCCACGACCGATTTTCGTATTACGAAATGGCCCAGAAAACTGGGCCACTGGCCCACCTCTGGCCCAGGTTTGCGTTACAAACTGGGCCACATTTGGTAACGATTTGGTAACGGTCACCGACCGCTTTTCAGCTCAGAGCGAACATCCGAGGTCGAAAAACTCCAACCCCTGTGAGGAGTTGGAGTCGAGGATCACTTCTTCAGCGAGGTGAGGATCACATAGATGGCGGTGTGAAGCGACAGCGTCTTCGGGTACTTGGTCTCTCGGTACGGCACGCCGATGAACTTTCCGGCATAGGCGAACGCCCATCCCATAGTTCCGGGAGCGATCCGCTCCAAGTCGAACTCTTCGGGTCGAAGCTGGTCAATCAGCTTCTCCGAGAGTTCGAGCATGGCAGCGGCAGCGCTCGTCGGCTCGGAGTCGAGGGCGGCGACGATGACGGAGTGGATCTCGGTCGGCTCGGGGTTGCGAGACAGGTACATGTCGACAACGCTGGTGATGTCGTAACCGGACATTGTGGATTCCTTTCGGAGTAGGTGTTCTCACTACAAGACCTGTGAAAATTCAAGCGCCTGAAGAAGGTGACCCCTGCGGGTCAGAACCTTCTTGTCACCACGCGTACGAGGGCGTGGTTGCAAGCTGGCTCTGGATCGCAGAGATCTCCTTCTCGAGAGTCTTGATAGTGGTCTGGAGCTCCAGGCGGTACAGCGGGTTCCACCGCGACGCAACAGACAGCGACTTCTCGGCGTATTCCTTACGGCGAAGGAGGTCGGCGAGGGCGTCGAAGGCGTTGCGAACGGAGGAGTTGATGTAGACGTTCATGGTAGCATCCTTTCGGATAGTAGTTGTTCTCACTACAAGGCCTGTTAAAATTGAGGTTTTCGTGACCTGAAAACCCCATCCCTTGCGGAATGGGGCGAGGATCACTTCCAGGAGGGGTAGTAGTCGTGATCGGACGAGACGCTGACGCGTCCGGGGACCCAGTACTTGATCAGGGTCTCGGCGACTCCGTCGGGGTAGCGGTAGTTCGCCCTCTCGGCGAGCTTCTGGATAGCTTCGAGGAAGACGGTGCGGCACTGGTTCGCGATCTCGACGAATCGTGCCTTCGTGCCGCCCGTCAGGTAGACGGGGACTCGGGGGTCGTCGTTCGTGAGACGCGTCCAGTCGGCGTCATCCCGCGGGTAGAAGCAGAAGATGTCGAGGAGGGCGTATCGCTCCTCCGAAGTCAGCCAAGCCCCGAACTGACCGGGGTCGGTCCAGACGTAGGTGGCGTACTCTTCGGTAGCGGACATGGTTGGTTCCTTTCTAGGAGTGGTTGTTCTCACTACAAGACCTGTGAAAACCATACCCCCTGTGAAAGGGGTATGGCCGGGGGTCAGGCCCCCGTCTCGACAGTCAGCATCCGCCTGGCGACGAACCAGGTCTTCGGATACATCGTGTCGAGGTAGTCCACGAACGCCCAGGTCTCGGGCTCGCGAGACTCATCCCGGACGCCCCAGACCTTGTCCCCGTCGAAGTCCTGCACGACGGGCTCAGGGGCGTTCCGCAGAACCATCCTCTCGAGGACCTCGAGGGCGAACGGGTTGACCTCGCCGTCCCGCATCCTCTCCGCCAGGCGCGCCCAGCGGCGGCACCCGGTACTCCCAAGCCCCCCGAGGACCCTCTCCTCGAACCAGTGGTACCACTCCATCAGTCCCTACCCCCCGAGACGATGGGGTTGCCGAAGCAGTCGGCGGGGAGGATCCTCTCGCCGATGCCCACGATCTCCTTCAGCCAGTAGTCCTCGTCGTTGACCCAGCCGAGGTAGCGGAAGCGGTCCTCCCCCTCCCGACCGAGGTACTCGACCACGAGGCTGTTGAGGGTGTTGTGCCCGTTCACGAGCACTCCGCCCTTCTCGATCTCGACCTTCTGGCCGAAGACCACGAGGGACTGGAGGTCGTCCACGTCGTCCGGGTTGTAAACCCTCGCCAGGACGATCTCACGAGGACCGTACTCGACAGCCCCGTCCTCCATCCACAGCCTCTGGGTGATCCCCAGCTCCTTGACGAGGCTCTTCGCGACGAAGATCCGGTCGCCCTCGAGCATGCGGCCCGAGTCGGTGCCATCGAGGCTCTTGAACTCGAAGTGTCCGAGGCCGGCCCGCTTCCCCCCGACATACGTCCAGTCCTTGACGTACCGGTCGTACGCGAGGTGCCCCAGGACCTTGTTCATGTACGCGAGGGGCATCCCCTTCGGCCAGTGGATGGTGATGCCTCGGACACTCTCGGTGATGACGCGCATTGTTGTTCCTTTCTTGTTGCGCTTGTCAGTTGTTGTGGTCTTCCTTGGCGATGTGCTCCGTGATCTGCTCCATCGACCAGGTCTCCTTGAAGAATCGCCGGATCTTGCGGGGCCCGGCGATCACGAACCGGTACCCGCCGACGAACCACTGGTTGACGAACACGCGGCCGCCGAGGATCTCGACCTTGTGCCCGTCCGCAGCCAACTCGATCAGGTCGTCGAAGCTGTCTCCGTCGTAGACGTTCGCAATGTGCTTGGTGATCTTGTGCATCTCAGACCAGCTCCGCCTCGTAGTGGCGGGCGATGTCCTCGATGTCGGTGTTCGGGTTGCTCCCCTTGTGGAACCAGGTGAGCCCCTCCTTGCCCGGCTCCTCGACAACGAAGCTGTTGGTGACATCGACCGGGACGTCGCAGAAGCCGACTCGGACCCTCCCCTCCTTCAGCTCGATCCGACGCCCCGTCTCGGACAGGGCCTTGAGGTCCTTCAGGTCCCCGCTGTCGTAGATGTACGCCACGGCGCGCTTCTTCTCGTTGATGTTGGTGGTCAGCGAGTGCATGTCGTCCCGGGACTTGTGCGCCTCGATCGCGTACCCGTTCTCGACGGTGATGACGCTGCCGGGAAGGGCGTCGATCACCCCCTCCTCCGAGGCGAAGCGGATCCCGATCTTCTCCACGTCCCCGTCCCAGTACGGCTCCCAGTACGGGACGAGGTCCTCCTCGAGCCGGTCGAGCGCCTTGCACAGGAGCTCGGGGGGCGTCCACCCCGGCCAGATGATCTCAAGGGTCTTGATGGTCTTGATGACGTTCTTCATGGTTCAGTGTTCCTTCCGGTTGGTGTTGGGTCCGAGCCCCTTCCAGAGCTTGAACGGCTCCTTCTGAATGGATTCGGGTCTCGGTCTGGTGGTGTATGGGAGAGTACTAGGGGCGACCACGAAGCCGCCCTCGATCCGCTCAAGGTTGACTCCCTGCTCCGTGAGGTAGTCGATGACGCCGTCGGGCACGTAACGACCGTCCTTGAGCATGACGGCCATCCCGGGCTTCCACGGGATCGTGATCCGCATGGCATTGTCCACGTCAGTACACTTCCTGGTAGTCATCGCCTCCGTACTCCTTGACGAGCTTCTTGATGTCCTGGTGCTTCGGCAGGGTCCTCCACTCGCCGTCTGCGTTCTTGACGTGGTAGACGCCCAGGGAGATCTCGCCCTTGGATCGCCCCTCCTTGTCGACGCTCCGGATGGTCCCGTCGCGCTCGACCCTGATCGGGAAGTGCTTCGAGTACTCGGCGATGTCGTAAACCCGCGACAGGTCGAGCAGGACGGCCACCGCCTCGACCCCGGGGATCAGCTCCCACTTGATTCCGGGGTCGTTCTCGTTGCTGAGGCGGACCCCTCCGGGACTCTTCACGTCCTTGGCGCACCGGCCGTCGATCTCGACGATCGCCCCCTTCACGAGGGGGACGTGGGTCATGTCCGCGCCTGCGATGCCGACGACACCGTTGTTCAGCTCGATCGAGGCGATGTTCCCCCCGACCGGCTGGATCTGGAGCCTGCGCAGGCTCCTCGCAACGTCCTCGTACTTCGAGTCGACGTTCCGGCTGATGCGCAGACGCCCGCTTCTCTTGTGAATGACGATCATGTCAGATCGCCTCGATGTGTTCGCACATGGCGAGCGGCTTCCTGCCGGGATACCCCCAGGCGCGAAGCACATCGCCGACCTTCTTGTCGACGGTCTCGATGTCGTCGTCCTCCGAGATCACGAGCACGTCCCCGATGCCGATGTCATTCCGAACCTTGCCGCTCTTGTCGCACACCCAGAGACCCTGTCGAGTCGGAACCAGCGGCGTGTTGTACGCGACCGGGAACCTCAACTGGTGCGCGTTGACGGGCACGAGATGGTACGAGCCCTTGAAGGCCCGCCAGATCGTGTTCTTCCACTTGCAACGACAGGTCCCGCCCTTGACGCTCCTGACGAGCTTGAACAGGAGCCGCGGGTCCACGGTCGTCTTGCGGTGTCCGGTCTCGTGGTCGTAATAGTCGATAGTCGCGATGTACATCTCAGATCCTCCAGAGTCTGTCGCACTTCTTGACGAGCTCCCGCGCCGGGACCCGCCACTCGTTCCGAATCGCCCAGCTCCTGTGCAGGATCTCGTACACGTCCTGACTCGGGTCGAGATCCATGAGCCGGCACGGGATCCGTCCTCCCGAGACGCTGAGTGTCTCGAACCCGACCCAGGTCCCGTCATGGAACGGGAGCAGTCGCATGGGCTCGTCGTCCTCGTTCAGGATGATGATCCTGTTCTCGACGTAGGAGACGAGGACGTAGTTCCCCTTCCTCGCGAGGACGGGCACGATCTCCTCGCACAGGGCCTCGCCGCAGCGGTGTCCCCGCTTGTCCTCGGCGACGTAGTACAGGTCGAATCGGTCTTCCGGTCGGGAGACGGCCCGCACCGGGGGTCTCTTCTCCCCGGTCAGCGGGTCGATTCCGGCGCCGAATTCGAACTCGAGTCGTTCGAGTTGCATTGCTGTGTTCCTTCCATAGATCTCTCGTAGACCTTCTCGTTGAAGGTCCCCTTGCGATCGAGCACGGCCAGAACCGCGTTGTCGATCGAGCTGTCCGTCATGAGACGGTAGTAGTGGAGCTCGTCGAACGGGGTGTTCATCCGGTCGATCCGCCCCATCGCTTGCTCCTGCTGCCTCCACGAGTAGGGCAGCGAGTACAGCACTGCGATGTTGGTGCTGATGCAGTTCCAGGCGTCCGCGGCCTGGTACTGGACGAGGTACACCCAGGGCTCCTCCTCGACGGGGACGGGATCGTGACGATGCCCGTTCCGCTCCCCGTGAGGCCGCCCCAGACGCTCGCAGACGCGTCTCAGGGCCTCGAGCTCGTAGTTGTACGAGTAGAACACGAGAGCCCGCGGATGGCCCCTCAGAATGCGTTCTACGGCCTCCTCGCGCGCCGGGTTCTCCAGCACGAGGCGCCTCTGGACCCGGCAGAGGTCACCGGCATCCGTCATCGGCCGGGATTCGAAAGGGTTCCATCGCGTCCTCGTCACCTCGGCGTACCTCTGCGAGTCGTACGACACCAGCTCGTCATGGATGATCCGGGTCGTGTCCAGCGGGCTGGCGAGGTGCACGCAGATTGCCTTCTGGCACCTCTCGAGACGGTCCTCCTCGATGTAGCGCTTGATCCGGGGATACCTCGTGTGAGGGTCCCAGACCACGTGCCGGTCCGTGAACTGCGTTTTGGTCCTGTAGAACCCGTTCGCGATGAACAGGGGGAGCCAGTCGATCCAGACGTCCCCCGGCGTGGCGGAGAGCAGGACCCAGTCGTTCCTCTTGGCGATCTTGAGGAACGACTTCACCCACTTCCCCGACCCCGAGACCCGCTGCTCGTCGAAGATGACGAAGCAGCCCTCGAGGCGTTCGAAGTCCTTGATCTTGTTCCAGGAGATCACCCTTTCTGGGGGCAGGTACAGGCCCATCTTGGCCATGTCCGCCCCCCATTCCATGGCGTCCCGCTTGGCGGGCGTCGTGACGACGTGCAGGTACTGCTGCGGGTGGACCTTGAGCCAGTACCCCAGCGCCGTCATGGTCTTACCGGCCCCGGTCCGGCCCAGGAGGACGCAGCCGTCGTGCATACGGTCGACCGCGTCCCTCTGGGCCGGACGGAGCTTGCTCATGGCGTACGTGTACACGCCCTAGTCCTCGTGCAACTGGTAGAGGACGTACTGCCAGGGCCTGGTCTCGAAGCCGACACCCTCGCGCTTCCCGTCCGGCAGGTACTCGCCCACCATTCGGATGTAGTCGTCGAGGGTCTGGATCTCGAGGCCGTCGTACGTCGCCGAGTAGAACGCCGGGCCGTTCGAGGGCGCCTTCGGCAGGGCCTCGTGGTCGATGCAGTACTCGCGGAGGAACTCCTCCACGACCTCCTTCGGGGCGTTCGTCGACACCCCCGCTCTGATGAGTCGCTTGTTCATCTCTCCTCCTCTACACCATCCCGGGAACCGAGACGATGTACTTGCGGATCAGGTCGTTGACGTAGACGGTCTTCCCGTAGGCCTTGACCCACGGTCCCGAGATCCCGCCGCCTCGTCGCGGTTTGAGGATCAGTCCCCTCTTGGCCCAGGACCTGACCCTCCCGCGATTCGACACCGAGACCTTCTCATCCGGGCAGTCCACCCAGACTTCGAGGTCGCCCTGGCGGATGTAGTGCTTGCGGCGGTGCTTCGAGACCTGCCGGGGAATGAGATCCTCCTCGTCGACGCGCTTGTGGTGGAACACCGTCAGGAACTTCCCCCGGAGGGTGGCCCAGACGATCTTGTCGCCCGGGCGCCACGTCCGGGTCTTCCGAAGCGTGTTCACGTCGACGCCCTTCTCCCAGACGAACCAGTCGTTCGGGGAGAAGCCGTGGTCCTCGAAGAACTTCCCGAGCTCCTCGGGCGGAGCGTCGGCGTCGATCGTGTCGTAGCACTCGACGAGGTCGTCGGGATTGATGATCACAGCTTCTCCCTCGACCTGAGTTTCGACAGGTCGAGGGCCATACGGAACTGGTGCAGCCCCTTCATGGGCGAGAAGTGCGCCAGGTTCTCGTCGAGCAGCAGGTCGACCAGGAGATTGAGCCTCTCGACTCGGAACATGTTGTAGACCGCATCGTAAGCGATGCAGTCCGCCTCGCCGATGAGATAGTGCTCCTTGTCGGCGCTGTGCAGGGCGAGACGCTTGACCCCCCGGATGCCCCACGAGACTCCCCACCCGTCGGGCAGGTAGTCCTCGAGGAACTTGTTGATGGACTCCTCGGGGGCGTCCCCGGTGACCACGATGTATCGCGGTGCGCACATGTCAGTTCACTCCCGTGTTCTTGCGCTCGAATCCGAGGGCGGCTCCCTCGAACATGGTCCGGAAGGCGACTCCGCTCTCGACGTACGAGGCCTTGAGCGCCTTCCACTTGGCCGTGGTGACGGGCGGCAGAACGCCCTGGTCCTTCGTCCAGACGAGCCAGTACCACCGGGGGAACTCCTCCCCCCAGGACGTCTGGATCATGGGTCGCTTGTACCCGCTCTTGTCGAGCCGGGTGATCATGTGCAGCGAGTGCTCGGGGTGCCTGACCATCCACTGGATGGTGGCGCTCTTGGACTCGATGGGCGCGGCGTCCACGATGACCCGCCTGTCGGTGGGCCAGTACGAGACGATGCGTCCGTTGTTCTTCGACCGGGGGATGAGGCCGCGAAGAGCGGCGCTCCCCTCGATGTAGGGGACCTCTCGGTCCTGCGCCACGATGACCTGTCCTCCTCGCCTCCAGACGAGGACGTCGTCCCAGTCGGCGGTACGGACGCCTCTGAGGTAGAGAGCCGTCTGGCGGTCGGAGTTGTGTCCGAAGTAGTAGTCGTCCTCCCCGTGCCTCTCGAGGAAGTCCTGAATGGCGGCGAGCGGCGCGACCATCCAGCACAGCTCGATCTCGGGGCCGTTGTCTTCAGTGATCGCGGTCATTGTACGCCTCCTCGGAGATGAGGAAGAACCCGCGGGGGTGGGATCCGTCGTTGTCGAAGCAGGCGACGCTGTTTCCGGTATAGGTGGCGTACCTCCGGACGGCGTTGCAGAACCGGACGATGGTCCACTCCCCGTCGTACTCGACGGTCTGGACGCAGGGCTCTGCCATGATCGCGAGGTCGTGCGCGGGGTAGCACCGCCACTTCTTGACTCGAATCTCGACGGGATCGTGCCCCTGCGGTCGCTTCTCACCGCGCGTCGGGACGACCCTGCCACGAGACGTGCAGGTGATGATCTCGCCGACGCGGTACTCCCGCAGCCCGATCACGAGGGTGTCGCTCGACTCCCGCGTCACGCCCTCCCGGACGAACCGGGAGATGGTCTGGTAGGACTTCTCCGTGCCGCTCCACAGCAGCTCGAAGAGGACGAAGACCTGCTCGGTCATGTTACTGTTCCTTTCTGAAACCGAGTCTGGGATTGCTGGTGACGCCCCTGAGGGCGTTGGACACGGTGGCTCTGGAGACTCCGAACTCCTCGGCCGCCGCTTTCGCGTTCGGGAATACGGTCCCCGATTCCGTGTGAACGACCCGCCCCCTGTAGGGCGAGGACCTGAAGCGGGGGGTCTTGTCGAACATCGGCTCCCAGTTCTTCGGAAGCTCGATCTCGAAGCAGCGCGAGACGAGGCGCCTCACGCTGTGCCAGGACCCCCCGCACAGCACGTACCAGTCCTCTCCGATAGTACCGCGCAGGTACATCGGCTTGAGAAACTTGTGAGCGTTGATCGAGTAGACGCGGCCGTAGGAGGAGATCTCCATGGGCCACCCCTCGATCGAGGCCCAGTTCTCGTCGAGGAAGTCAGATGCCATACTTCGACATGAGCCGGTCGGGACGGCAGACGACATACATCGAGTCGATGTAGGCGGACGTGAACCCCCTGAACTCGTAGGGGGTGAACGTGATGTCGACGAAGTCGATGTCGAGGCGGTCGATCTCGCCGACCTCCTCGGCGGACAGGAGGCGCCTGGACCACTCCTGGGGCGGAGTGCCGTCCTCCGCCATCAGGAGGACGATCTTGGGGTCGCCGCGCCCCCCGTACGAGGCCTTGACGACCAGGAGGTCGAGGCCCTGGTCGTCCTCGAAGCCCTCGCGGCCGTCGAGGTGGCGGATGCGGAATCCGCGCTCGGTCAGCTCCTGGACCATCTCCGGCGGGACGACGATCGAGGCGTTCGGCTTCGGCGTCTGGTTGAATCGGTCCGGCGCTCCCGAGAAGTTCGGGAACATCAGACGGGTCCCCTCAATGGTGAATCGTTCGCGCGCCATCAGATCGTCACCCCCGAGTTGAAGAACATGGCGAAGCAGATGAGAGTGAGAACACTAGTCACGAGCGCGAGGACGTACCCCGTGGTGAAGAGCCCCGTGGCCGCCTTGACGTGGTCGTGCTCCTTGTCCAGGACGTCCACGACGAAGGCGATGGTCGTGAGTACGGTTGCGAGGAGGAAGAGCGTGAGGCACGCCCCTCCGAAGGGGATGAACATGTGTGTTCCTTTCAGATGATGAGAATATAGATGTCGGTCATGAACCCGAGGAATGCGAGCGCCTCGAGCCAGTCGGCCGCCCTGTCGAACCGGCTCTCCGCGAGGAGGCTCAGCACGAGCAGGATCGCCGGTGTCATGAAGATCAGGAAGGGCACGATCACGGTGTCTCCTGAAGCCCCCAGCCCGTGTGGACTGGGGGTCGAGTGGTCAGTTGTGGGAGAGGTAGTGAACGGCGTTCTTCGCGTTCCTCCTCTCGATTTTCCGTGCTGCCCACTTGAAGGGGGCCGTCTTGCCGAGCATGAATGCGCAGCAAGTCACGGTCCCAACAAAGATGATGAGCGTGCGGACGAAGGAGAAGAGGATGTTGACGATGAACATGGGTTATCCTTTCGTAGAGCTGATGTTCTCACTATGCGGCGTGTGAAATATGCGCTCCTCCGAAAGGCTCCAGCCCGTGTGGACTGGAGGGGAGGCTCAGCGAGCGGTGAGACGAGTCACGATGGCCTTGGCGGTCTCGATCGTCTTTGCCACGAGATCGTGCGCGGCGTGCTGCGCCGTATCGTACAGCACTTCCGGCCGCAGCGCCGCCCCCGGATCGCGATCCGCGACCCCCAGCACGATGCTGAGGACGCAGACAACAATCTCGAGGGCGAGCGTCACGGCCGCGAAGACGGCGATGATCAGAACGCAGACGACCGCCGCGATGGCGATCACGATGGCACTGACGAACCAGAGCGCCAAGTGGCTGGCGATGCTCATGATGGTCCTTTCGTTGAGTGTTCTCACTACGGGGCCTGCACAAATATCGCCAGAGGCCTCCAGCCCTTGTGAGGGACTGGAGGGTTGAGATCAGCGGATCTTGGATCGAAGCGAGTCGTTGATACTCGACGCAATCGCGATCGTCGCTGCGGCCGGAAGTGCGAAGACAGCCTGAATCTGGTACATGGTCATCTCCCAGCGCAGGGATCGCACCTCATTGCCGGTCCATACGAAGTCCGCCGCATAAGCGGCGATCATGATGGGCGCGACGACGAGGGCGACGGCGTTAGCGATGAGAGTGAACACGACGGACAGAATCATGGCGATCACGCACACCATAACGCCGGCGAAGCGGATAGCGGTGTTGCGAACGAGACGCATGAGAGTTCCTTTCGTAGAGCTGATGT